GTTCCCTCTTCAGGTAGTTCGCTGAATGAGAAAGCGTAAGTTGATGCTGATTTGAAGATAAAGATCTTACTGTAGTCGATTAGGATGCCAGAGATTGATTGACCGTCACCTAACCCTACGTTAATTTCAGAGTCTACGTTCCAGTCGTACACACCTAATGGTGTGGTGATTGTGGTTAGGTCGCTGTAATACACTTTGGTGTCGGTGGCTGTTCCTCTTACACCCCAACCGAAGAAACGTGACTGGTATACAACTAAACCGTCAAGCGCGGGCATGGTTGTGATAGCGGTTACGCTAGCGTCTCCGACAGCCCATCTTGCGCCACCGGTTGTTGCTTTGCAAAGAATAACTTTGTTGTCGTATTGGACGTAACCGGTTGCTTTTGAAGCCCATAGTTCAGTCCATGCTGGGGTTACGGCGTCAAGGTTTAGTCGGTAAGTTTTGGTGCCAGCTGTAGCAATTATGTAACGGTCACCACCCGACGGGGTGAAGTATCCGAGGATATCAATGTATAGTGGTGTACCGCTTGCTGGGATTTGTGGCAGTGTTGTTTCGCTGATTGCTGGTCTGGAGACTAGGGCACCGTTTGGTGAAAACTCCATGTTGATCAGGTATGAGACTTCGTTTTCTGCAATGGATGACGGGTCCCAGTAGTTATTTAAACCACCGGAAAAGTCTTTAAGTGTTGCTGAACGTTGTCGTAATAGGTCAGACACGGTAATCGTCCGGATCTGGCATGATCTGCACGTAGAGATCGATCTGTGACACGTTCTCCTTTTGGCTCAATCTGTTCAGTCCGTCTCGGAATTGTTTACTCTTGTACTCTGCTGCTGCATAGTTTTCGTCTAACTCTAACGCTTGTACGGTGCAGTAGTTGACGAGTTCGTTTAGGTAACGGTCTGGGATGCTTAGGATGCGGTCAGCTGCAATAGAGGCTACGGCTACCGGCATTTTTACGTATTCTAGTTTTAGACCATCATTGTAGTCTTTGTTTGGGGTTGGGTAGAACGTGATTACTCCGGCTCGTTCGTACCAGACTTCTGGGACGTCAGCTACAGCAGACTTTGATGGGTCTTGGGTGAGGATGTATTCACGGTATTCTTGTGGCGACATGTTTTTGACTGGTCGACCGTTAACATAGATCGCTTCAATGTACTGTACGCGGTCTGTTGGGAAACTGTATTCCTCTACCCCGGCGATAACGCTTGTTATTTTGGTGTCTTTTAGGATTGCGTTGTTGTTAACAATTTCTTGTTGACCATCGTTGATCCAACGTAGGAGTGTTTCGTCGTCGATTTGTGCACCAGAGGTGTCACCAAAAATTGCGCGCACACGATCTGCAACATCTTTAGATGTTTTAGTGAAAATTTCTGCTGGCATTATTTACGCAAAACCTTTCCGTCGTGACGGTATTCATGTTTCTTGGACTTCATGACTGACTTCATCATGTCTTTTTTCTCCTCTAAATATTCTAACTCACGTTTTTGGTTTAGAGCTTTCTCAGCCATTTCGAGGATAAATAAGCTGTTTGCTTTTGATCCGGCTTTGTGTGTGTCGTTATCTACTAGCCATGCGATTAGTCGTGCATCAATTTCTGATTCAGCTAATGTACGGATCACGTATGGTACGGCTAAGTTTGGTTCGTCAACTAGGGCGTATGGTCGCTCTGGGTTGAAACTGGGGTGTCCCGGTTCGAGGCGTAGTAGTCGAACGTTTGGGTAGAGGTCGCGAATTACTGCAGCGACTCTGCGCTGGTATTCGTGGTATAAGCCGTCGATGCGGTCGAAAGTTATGTAGTCTGCCATGTTTCTATTGTACCGGATATTAGAAAACCCGGAGTCAGGCGAGACGGGACCTGACTCCGGGTTTCTTTAGTTGTTACTTCTCAGTGATGTTCGATAGAACAGCGTGAGCGTTACGACGGTACGTACCAAGCTGGCTGTACTGGAAGATACGAGCTTCGTATGCGTCGGTGTCTGCAAGACGTGACCACATCGAACCATCGCGGTCCATCCAAGACCAGTCCTTCTTACGGTTAACTACGATTTCCTTGCTCGATAGAGCGTAGACTGTACCCTTAGGTGCAGCGTAGTCCGAAACGAACTTGATTGGCTTACCTACGGCGTCGAACGAGAATGCTCGCTGTCCACCTTCAAGGGTTGCACCGTTGGTGAACTGGCGTAGACCTTGTAGTAGATCCCAGTAAGCGTTGAATACGCCCGGAGATGCTAGCATTACGTCCACGTCGCCACCCTTCTTGTCAACCTTTTGTACTAGGTTGATAAGAGCAAGCTCGGTTAGGGTACCGGTTGAGGTTCCCGGAGTTCCGAGAGTTTCAACGGTTGACTTCCAGATCGGGTATGATGCTGGGTTGATGCCGTGCAACTCGCTGGTAGCGCTAACGATAGCACCTAGACCGGTCCATTCCTTGCCGAAGGAGTTTACTCCGTTGGAAGAACGAACTAGAATGTCGCCAGCGCTAATGTTGGTGCTGAAGGTACCAAGGGTACCGGTCACCGTGATTACGTTGGTGGTTTCGTTAATTGCTGTGATTTCAATCGAGCTTGCTGCACCTGACTGTTGCTTAACACCAGTGGTAGGGTCAACAATGTCAACGATCATACCTTCTTCTAGCCAGTTAACTGAGTCAACGGTAAGAGTTGAAGATGAAGGCTGAGCTGAAACAACAGCTAGCTTTCCAGATCCGTCGCCGTAAACCTGACGGTTTAGGTCCTTAGCAAGGTCCTTCTTTAGACCACGGATTTCGTTGTCAACAACGTTGATGAAGGCTTGGTAGTCTTCAGCAGCTTGTTCGAATAGCTGACCGTCAACCTCGATCGAACCGTATAGGTTCGTTAGGTATAGGTGAGCTTGCTTGTACTTCTGTGCACCAGCGGTAGGTAGTACTTCGCGAACTCCGCGAGCACCAATACCTTGGTTGCGTCCGATGTGGGTGTCGAAGATTACTTCTTTACCGTTACGGGTGATGTGTGCGGATGATGCTTCAATGAGTTGCAGCGCAGGGTTCTTGTCGCGCAGCTGCTCGTGAAGGTCACCGTACACTAGCTTGATTGCATCAGATGCAAAGGTCAGTATGGACTGTCCAGCCATGTGTTTTCCCTCCTAAGGGATAGTTGAGTGAATAAATAGATAAATGTGCGAGCGCACTACGTCTGATGCCCTGACTTCGTTAAAAGCTGTACTTAGACACTTCTAGCGTATCATATGTTTCACGTGAAACAAAAACCCCAACACTTTGGATGTTGGGGTTTTTGTTAGCTTTAGTTACAGCGAGTTTGGTGACTGTTTTTGGTTTTGTTCAAACAGTTTGGCAAGCATTTCTTTCTTGCCCTTCTCGTCCTTAGGGATTTGAACTGACTCAAATGGGACTCCGCTGCCGGCACCTAAAACTACAGGCGCATTTGCGGACTGTTGGTTTGCGCCAAGACGCTGAAAACCTACACCGGTGATGGCAACAAGTTTCTTTGCTGCATCAATTACGGATAGATCTTCTCCGCGTGCAAGACCGGCTTCCATCAACTCAATGATTGCCGTCTCTTGCTGTGGGGTTACACTGTACACGTCGCGAAGACCAGCAAACTCGTTTTCGATGCGAGCATACTCAACCTCAGTTTCTCTCTCTAACTGTTGGCTTTGCATAAACTCTTGCATTTCTTTAAGTTGCTGGTTTTGTGCATCAAGCTGTTTCTTCACACCGTCCGGCAAGTCTGACTCATCGTCAAAGAAACCTTCTTCAGACATAACATCAGCTGCAGCAGCTTCAGCTTCAGCTTTTAACAAACCTTGCTGCATAAGAGCAGCAGTCAAGTTTTCGTGAATAGTTAGAGGATCTTCAGAGATCGCCCTAGCTAGCTCAACGCTTTGCTGCAAGTAGGCTGGGTCAACTTCGTTATCAATAAAGTCTTTGTATGGTGAAAACTTTTCAAGCTGACTTTGGTAAGCTTTGTCCTGTTCCTGCAGGAACGGAATAACTTTTTGGTGCCATGCTTCTGGCAGCTCTGCCAAAAGCTTTTCGTGAGCCGGGTGAGGTTTAAACTCTGGCTTCTCTTCAAACTTTGGCAGTTCCAGAACGTTATCGTTCTCTTGTACTTCAGGAGCATCATTTTGAACTTCTAGTCCGTCGATGCTCGTCTCTTCCTGTGACATGTTATCCTAACTGTTCTTCTGTCATTCCGGACTGTTCAGGGGTTCCCTGATCAGTTGGTTGTTGAGCGTCAGAAGGTGCACCCTGTTCAGGTACAGGCATCTGTGCGCCCATCTGTTGCAGCATCATTTGATTCTGCAAAGCGTTTTGGTGAATAGCAATGTGCTTTTGGAACTCAGCCTTGATCTCCGGAGGTAGCAAGTCAAACGACTGGCTCTTACGGAAACGGTTGTGAACTTCAATGTGTACGGCGTGGTTATCCCAGTCGTTAACAGAAATAACAGGAATAGGCTCAAGTTCAATCGGCTGACCGTCAGGACCAACCTCACCCGGAACAAACTTGTCTTCGTCGCCACGAGCAACTCCAGCTTCCCATTCAGCGTAGTGCTGTTGGATTTCTTCAACAGTTAGCTTCTTCATGGATAGGTTTTCACGTTGAGCTTGGTTCTCGTCGATCTTAATCAAGTTGTAGTACTGCTTCAACATACCCATTTCGAGTACACGCAGACCATCTTGTGGAGAGATGAATCCCATCTTCATCCATTCGGTGATCAATGCTTGACGTGCAGACTTAGAGGTAGGTAGCGCGGAACCAGACTCCACTCTAATGTCTGTGCCTGAGGCAATGTCAGCTCCTGAGAGCATGAGTGCGTCGAAAGAACCGTCGCTACCTACCGTTTTAATCAAACGCTCAGACTGTACGTACTGTACAAATAGGCTGAGTGATTGTCGTGCAAGTTTTTCAATAGCTGATTCGATCGAGTTAAAAATGGTGGTTAGGTAGGCGTCGTCACGTTCACCTAGGTATGCGATTGCTGTTGCAGCGGTTAGTCCCGGTGCGGTGCTTCCCTTTGAGACTTGGTGTTGACCTGAAAGGTCTTCAAAGTCTGCTTGAAGCTGTTGAACTTCGTTGATTACATAGTTTGGTAGAGGCTGAATGGGAACAGGGGTTGGGTATTGGAAACCCGGACGAACAGGAATCCAAATACCTGCACGTGCGGTGATCTTGCGAGGATCAACAGATCCTTCTTGGTACATCATCTGAGGCTTAGACATGAGGTTCTTTGCGTGGATGATCTGTGAACGGACACGGTTGTATTCACGTTGCAGTGGGATCAAGTTTTTGATCACTGAGCGACGGTAGAATTTTCCAGCTGGAATGCCTTGTAGGTGGGCGATTGGGTATTCGCCGTGTGAATATGGGATGCCTTGGTCAGCGTACTGTACGATTTCGCTGTCAACGATGGTGACTAGCCCACCTTTTGGCAGCCATGAGGTACCGCCCGGCTTGCACCACATTTCAATTACTAGAACACTGTCTGGGCGGGCAGAGTCAACGCCACGCAAGTCCATGAGTGCTGCGTCAGCGATCTCAGTGGATGATACTTTGGTTGGTACGAAATTGTCTGGTAGGACGTTCTTGAACGTTGACTTAACCCATTGTTCGCTCTTGGTGTAGACGGAAAAAATGTATGGCTGCTTTTCAATGTCTTCTTCGGCTAGGTCTGGTACGAAAACGTGGAAGGGTGAAATTACGTCGAAGGTTACATCGCCTTTGCTTGTGACTTCTTGACGTACAGTTTTTTCGCCGGTCATTGGGTCGGCTTCAGTGATTGGGCTTTTGATCTCTACTGATGGGTCCCAAATTGATTTGATGAAACCGTTACCGGTGATTGCACGCCACCATTCGGCTGGTTGTAGCACACGTGATTGAAAGTTGTTTTTGTCGTAGATGGATTGCCAGACTTGTTCGGCAGCGTTTGATGCTAGTAGATCGTCGTCGTCGTTTGACGCTGGGACCACTGAAGCGGATGGTTGACCTGAAGTCGTTTTAGCAATTTCGGTTCGAATAATTGGTTCGATACGGTTAACGGTGATTCGTGGAAGCTTTGCTGCGTTTGGTTCTTCAGTGAGTGCTTCTTTGCCGTTGACTGTGATCCAGTCGTGGTATTGGTTGCCGTTGTAGAATGCAAGGTTTAAGTACCAATCGTTTTCGTCTGTTTTACGGTTGAGTTTAGCTTTCTGATATTCAGCTTGCATCCATGCAACAAGTTTTTGTGCTTCTTCTTTTTTCTTAAACTTGTTGAGAATACTGTCTTCGACTAGAGCGCCGGTTTCGGGTGCAGAAGCTTTCTCCAGCCCGGTCAGGTCTGGTGCAAGTATTGCTTCTGGGTCAAAAACGGTTTTCTTTGCCACGTGTTAATCCTCTAGGTCTTGTTGGGCTACTTTCCAAGCAGCGTCCATACGTTGTTCAGCGTTCAGGAGTTCGGTAAATTCTTCTCCCGGCACATATGGTCCATTATACACCCCAAACTCTTGAGTTTGTGGGGTTGCTGCTTGAAGCATTTGATAAGCGATTGGATCTTTACTTGCTAGTAGATTTAGCGCTTGAGTTAATGCTTTGTTTCGTTCTTTCTCCAGCTTCAAGTTTGTTTCGCTTGTCTGCGCTAGGAGGGAGAGGGCTGGTTTTAGGAGCTTCGATGTTAGTAGCAGCAGGCTTGCTAACGATAGCAGCCAGATCAGTAACAAAATCAGCGAGGATGTTAGAGACATTTTCGTTCAGCTTTCTAATGATTGTAGGGGCAGCATCAAGTTTAATGCTTAGTTCAGTGATTTCTTGTTGCAGTTTAGTTACTGCGTCGATGTGTGTTTGCTTGAGCATAAAACCGGCGAACATTGATAGTTCGGTTAGGCAGGCGTCGCAAAGATACATGCCTTGGTTGGTGTGTTTGATCACGCCAAGATCCCAAAGCTTGTTAGTGTTTGAGCAAGTGCTGCAAACACCGGGGTATGGTGCGCCTGCTTCGTAGAAACGGTAGCTGCGGTTAAAAACGTTCGTCATCTTATCCTTCTAGTTCTCTGATCGAGCCGGCACCGTGCCAGCTGTTACCCCAGTCGTCGGAGAAATCCGTCTCTGGAAGTTTACTTGTTGGGTGAAACGCCTCTTTAAATGTACTATGAAATTGTCGATTATCCGAGGAAAGATCTTGTTTATCTGGTGACAGATCATCCAAGAATGTCATAGCGTACTTAAGAGCATCATAGCAGTGATTGTCTTTATCACGGATATCTTCAAGCTTGTTGTTCATTTCCGCGATCTTGACTGACGCCCATTTCTTCCATTTTAGTTTTGGAAGTTCAGCGATGAGGTGTGGGCAGTCATCTGTGATCATGAGGTGTGGTCGTTTGCTTTTTTTGTTTAGCTTCATGTATTGACGGATGCGTTCCAAGCCGATGCGACGGTCACGTGGAATCATGTCTACTGAAATGTAGATGCCAGCTTTTTGGTATTCTTGCTGGATGCTTGTGCCGGTTTGTTCTTTGGTTTGTTTGATCGCTGGGTCACCGGTGGTTAACCAAACTTGTACACCATATTCGTCTTCTATTTCTTTTGTGATTTTGTTGACGATGGCTGCGTGTTCGGCAACTGTTTTCTTTGCAGCATAATGTTCCCGGAACACGGTTACGTTGTTATCGACGTCGACTGCCATCCACAACCAGACGGTTGGGTTGGTATAACCGGAGTCCATAGTGCGGATGATCCGATGATCTGGGGTGGGTTTAAAGACACCTTTTTCAATACAGTGTGTGAGCGTAGAGAAGTCTGGGAACACTGCGCCACCGAGGTGAACGTATTGTCCTTTGGACCTGACTTCTCGTTCTTCTTCTGGGAGCATGTCTAAGAATTTGGCTATGGCTTCACGGGACAGTGTTGGGTTGTCAGCCATTTCTGCTTCAACAATGCCGATAGCTTTTTTGCCTTCTTTGGCTGGCATGTAGATTTCGTCGAAGATCCATTCCATTCCTTGGACTGGGGTTTGGCTCATCCACCATACTCCGTTGGTGTCTACGAGTCGGGCGAGACATTCACGGAAAACTGATTGCGGGCATTCTTCGTCGAAGTGCACAAAGTGTCGGGATGATCCGGCGAACTTATCGAGGTCTTGATCTTGTGACATGAACTCGACGAATGATCCGTTGTTGAGTGTTAGTACGTGGCGCTCGCGGGAGTACGATTGTTCCCAGCTTCCGTTGATGAGGAAACGTTTAGGTAACCATTGTTTATATAAAGGTAAAATAATTTTGTCGACACCGTTTAAGAAGTCGACGGCTACTACTCTTCCGCGGATAGGTTCGTCAGGGGTGACTCGGTAAGGATGCGAGTACGTGAGCCACCATATCGCTTCGATTGTAGAACCAAGTGACTTACCAGATCGGTTTCCTCCAATATAGAGACGATCAGGATTCTTGTCGTTGTGGAAGAGGAGCTGCTTTTCGGAAGGTATGTAATCATATAAATTGGGGACGTGCGACGCTTCTTGGAGACCTTCGCCCAACCGTCGAATCGCCTCATTGAAATCAATACCGTCTTTAGCCACGTATTAATTGTACCAGTTCCCCTAATGTAAGGCGAACCAGAGTATTGTAAGGTTGATCCAGATAAGTCCTAAGATACATAAGATCACCGAGCTTAGCGTATACCCACCAGTGACCCGATCGTTCAGCACTATACCCAGCACGCTGAGTAACAAGAAACCCAAACTTAGCATTAGCATTATTTTTCTCCTTCTCGGCTTCTTCAAACCATTTAATTATTTGTTCGTGGCTCGCTGTTTTAGCCATCTTGCCACCTTTCACTTCGAACACTATCAGTCCGTGTGTCGAACGCAACCATACGTCGCCTTCGTCTAACGCGCCAGCTAGCACGTTGCGGTGTGCTTCGAGTGGTGTGTAACCGGAACGTAGTAACGCTTTGCGCACACCGGTTTCTGCTGCGGTTCCTATTTGTTTTGCTTTACTCATCTTGTCTCCTTTAGTTTATACTGGTATTATGCCTGATTCTGAAAATTCTACTACGCCTTCTGGCTGGTTTGGTAATTTACCAACCGGCACGTCAGCTACGTCTATTCAGGAAGTTAACGATTTTCACATTAACTCTGATGTTGATTCTAGTGCAATAGCGCAACACCACACGTTGGGTGTGTTGAATACTCAAGCTAGCCCGGGTGATCATACCCATGATGGGAAAAATTCTAAGCGTATAAAGTTTAGTGATATTGAGGGCGGGTGGATGAATATTGATGGTGGTATTCCTTCTACTATATATACACCGATTCCGATCCTTGATGGAGGGGGTATTTAATGGCTGTTATTATTCAGATTCGCCGTGGTCCTGCAGCTGACTGGACGTCAGCAAACCCGGTTTTGGCGCATGGTGAAATGGGTGTTGAAACTGACACTTTGAAGGTGAAGATCGGTGACGGTACTACCGCTTGGGTTAGCTTGCCTTACTTCACTCAGGGCGCTACAGGTTTGACTGGTCCTGCCGGTCCTACTGGTGCGACTGGTGCTACAGGTGCTACTGGTGCCACTGGTGCTACAGGTGCAGCTGGTACTAACGGTACCAATGGCACTAACGGTACAAACGGCACCAACGGTACCAATGGTGTTGACGGCGATTCAGCTTATGAAGTTGCAGTGGCTAACGGTTTTGTTGGAACTGAAGCTGCTTGGTTAACTTCGCTTGTTGGTGCTACTGGTCCGGCTGGTGCTACTGGTGCTACAGGTGCTACCGGTGCTACTGGTGCAGCTGGCACTAACGGAACTAACGGAACAAACGGTACTAATGGCACCAATGGTACAAATGGTATTGATGGTGATTCAGCTTATGAAGTTGCTGTAGCAAATGGTTTTGTTGGAACTGAAGCTGCATGGTTAGCTTCGCTTGTTGGTGCAACAGGTGCTACTGGCGCTACTGGTGCGACTGGCGCTACAGGTCCTCAGGGCATAAAGGGTGACACTGGTGACGTAGGACCTACTGGTGCTACAGGTGCTACAGGTGCAACTGGTGCTACAGGTCCGGGTGTGCCTACTGGTGGTACTGCCGGTCAGATCCTTACCAAAAACTCGACCACAAATTATGACACTGTTTGGGCTGCACCGGGTGCAGCTGCTTACACCACTGTTGTAAAACAGTTGGTACGTAACGACACTGGTGCAACTGTTACTAAAGGTCAAGTTGTTTACATAACAGGTGCAAACGGAACACACGCCCTAATAGGTTTAGCAGACGCTGACACTGAATCAACTTCGTCAAAGACACTTGGTATTCTTGAACAAGACTTGGTTGCAAACGCAGACGGTTACGTTATTACCGAAGGTTTGCTAGATAACGTAAACACTGGTTCGGCTACTGCTGGTCAGTCTGTTTGGTTATCTTCAACTGCTGGTGGTTATGTTTTTGGTGCACCACCTGCCGAACCAGCACACAGCGTTTATTTGGGTATTGTTCGACGAGCAAACAGTAGCAACGGACAAATCCTTGTCAAAGTACAAAACGGTTATGAACTTAATGAGTTGCATGACGTGTTTACGGGGTCTGCTGCTACAGGTGATTTGCTTAAATATAATGGTAGCGGTTGGATTAATGCAGCCCAGTCCACTTTGGCTATTGGTCCGTCACAGGTTACTGGTACGGCAGTCATTACTACAGACAGTCGCTTGTCTGATTCTCGTACACCTACCGCTCACGCTTCGACGCATGGTTCTGCAGGTTCTGACCCTATTACTGTTGCACAGTCACAGGTCACTAACTTAACTTCCGACTTGGCGGGCAAGGCTGCTTCAAGTCACACTCACGATACGGCTGATGTTACTAGCGGAACTTTCGCTAT